ACATTTGCAGATGGCACAACACAAAATACAGCAGCTGCACCATTTAGCTTCTCAAACTCAATTTTCGTTCAAGCTAATGCGGCATTCGTAGAAGCCAATTCAGCATATAGTACGGCTAATAGTTCTGGTGCATATGCAAATGGTGCTTTTGCGGAAGCAAATTCTGCATATTCAACTGCAAATGCAGCCGGTTCTTATGCTAACTCAGCATTTACTACCGCAAATTCTGCCGGCATTTATGCTAACGGTTCTTTTGCGGAAGCAAATTCAGCATACAATACTGCAAACTCAGCAGGTGCATATGGTAACTCCGCTTTTGTTGCAGCTAATTCAGCCGGTGTGTATGCTAACAGTGCATTTACGGCAGCCAATTCTGCTGGTGCATATGCAAACTCTGGTTATACTCAAGCAAATACTGCTACAACAAATGCGGCTGCAGCATCTTCATATGCTAATTCCGCATACACTACTGCAAACTCAGCAGGTGCATACGCTAATGCAGCCTTCCTAGAGGCAAATGCCGCATTTGCACACTCTAATACTACATCAAATAATTTTGTTGGAACAAACGGTTCAACTGCAACACCAACAGGCAGTTCAATTACATTTAGTAGTACAAATGGTGTAACAGTTACTGGTTCTGGTAATACAATTAGTATTAGTACACCACAAAATTTACAAACAACTGCATCTCCAACATTTGCAAGTTTGACGTTAACTAATCCATTGACTGTTGCAAATGGTGGTACTGGTGTTAATTCATTTACTGCAAATACAATTACATATTATAATGGTTTTACATTAGCATCATTATCTAACGTTGCAACAGTTGGTACATATGGTAATACAACAAGTATTCCATCTATTACAATCGATGGTTATGGTCGTGTAACATCAGTCACAAACAATTCTATTACAGTTCCACCTGGTACTGCAATTTATCCTAACGTTGGCCAATTGACTGCTAACTCAGCAACAGGCAATATTGCATTAGGACTTGCAACAACAGGTGTAACTGCTGGTGTATACGGTAATGGTTCTTCTGTTACAAGTATTACGGTCGATTCATATGGACGTATAACATCCATATCTAATAATTCAGTTACAGCAACCTCAGCAATTATTACAAACGTAGATAGTTTTACTGCCAACGGTACAGGTCAAACATTTAATCTTTCAGTAACTCCATACAATATTAATTCTACATTAGTTAATATTAATGGAGCAACACAACAAAAAACTGCATATACACTTTTAGGTAACACAATTACACTCTCTGAAGTGTTACCGAGTGGGTCAAATGTTGAAATTTCTACTTATTTGAATGGTGTAAATCCAACATCTAATGCTATTTCAGCTTTACTTCCAAACGTAGACACATTTGTTGGTAATGGTGTGACAACTAATTATACATTATCTACAACACCATCAACAAAAAATTACACATTTGTTAATATTGATGGTGTTCAACAACAAAAAGGAACATACAGTCTTTCTGGAACAACGTTAGCATTTTCGCAAGCACCAAATAATGGTTCTTCTATTGAAGTAGTTTCACTTGTTGCAAACACTGGTGTATTAATTGGTTTGCCTTCTACTGGTGCAAGTAATAATGCAGTTTATTATTCTCAATCAAATACATTAACTTCCGGCACTTTACCAATTGCAGCAGGCGGTACAAATACCACATCATATACATCAAATGGTCTTGTGTATTTCAATGGTACAAATTTCAATGCACTTGCAAACTCATCTGTAACACCAGGTAACTACACATATTCATCTTTAACAGTTGACCAATTTGGTCGTGTTACGGCCGCATCTAGTGGTACTTCACCTGTTACTGCGGTTTCTGGAACTTCTGGTCAAATTTATTCAACTGGCGGTACAACACCAACATTAAATCTAGTTGCAACATCTGTAACTTCAGGTACATATGGTGGTTCTACACAAATACCCACATTTGCAGTTGACCAGTTTGGTCGTTTAACATATGCAGCTAATGTATCCGTAACTTCTGGTACAACATTAACAGATGACACATCAACTGCAACAACACATTATCCTTTGTTGACAACATCGACATCTGGTTCTATCTCTACTGCAAATACATCAAGTACAAAACTAACTTATGTTCCATCAACAGGAACATTGAGTGCTACTGTAATGACTTCTACATCAGATGAAAACTTGAAAGAAAACATCACAACAATCCAAAATGCTTTAGAGATTGTTAATGGTATTGATGGTGTTCGTTTTAACTGGAAAGATACACATACACCATCAGCCGGTTTAATAGCACAACAAGTTGGACAATATTTACCAGAATTAGTTATTACAGATTTAAGAAATAACAAATCACTAAACTATAATGGTATCATTGGTGTGTTAGTAGAAGCCATCAAAGAACAACAAAAACAAATTGATACACTAATGCAAAAGGTAGATAAATGGCATTAACAAAACTAAGTAGTTTCGTACTTGCAAATACTGGTGTAACAGCTGGTTCATATGGTGGTTCAACTGCAATTCCAGTAGTTACAATTAACGCTGGTGGCCAAATAACATATGCAGGAAACGCATCAATAACTATACCACCAAGTACCGCAATATTTGCCAATTCAGGACAATTAACTGCTAATGCATCAACAGGCAACGTATTGATTGGATTGGCAACATCTGGTGTAACTGCTGGCGTATACGGAAATTCATCATCTATTACTTCAATTACAGTAGATGCTTATGGAAGAATTACTGCTGTAGCAAATAATGCAGTGACAGGTGGTATTGCAAATAACTCAGTTGCTCAATTAGCATCTTTAGGTGTTGGTACATCCGCATCAGGAACAACTGGTGAAATTCGTGCAACCAATAACATCACCGCATACTACTCTGATGATAGACTTAAAACTAAATTAGGTGCAATTGTTGATGCATTAGACAAAGTTAAAAGTCTCAATGGTTTCTATTATGAAGCCAATGAGACTGCACAAGCATTAGGTTATGAACCAATCAGAGAAGTTGGTGTTTCTGCACAAGAAGTTCAAGCAATACTACCGGAAATTGTAGTACCAGCACCTATTGACGATAAATATTTAACAGTAAGATACGAAAAATTAATTCCATTACTCGTTGAAGCTATCAAAGAACTTAGTGAAGAAGTAGACAGATTAAAGGATAATAAATGACAATTGCTGCTAGCGGAACAATTTCTTTAGGTGGAACTGCAACAACTTGTATTCCTGGAGGAAATACTGCTTACACTACACCAGGTACCTATACATGGGTTGCTCCATCTTGTGTAACTTCAGTTTCAGTTGTTGCAGTTGGTGGTGGTGGCGCAGGAGGATGGAATAGTATGGCCGCAAGAGGCACACAAGGTCATGGCGGTAGTGGTGGTGGATTAGGTTATTTGAACAATTACACCGTGACACCAGGTAATTCTTATACAGTTGTTGTGGGTGCTGGTGGTGCTAAATCAACAACAGTAAATAATGCAGGAACATGTAGTTATTTTGTTTCTGCATCCGTAGTTAAAGGTGGCGGCGGCGGCGGCAATGGTGGAGCTGTTGGCACACATACAGGCACAGGCGGCGGTAATGGTGGTCTAGGCGGATGTGGAGCAAACTATGCTACAGGTGGTGGCGGAGCAGGTGGATACTCAGGATGTGGTGGTACAGGAGGATCTTATTCAACCTCAAATCAAAATGGTTTAGCTGGCACTGGTGGTGCCGGTGGAGGCGGCGGAGGCAACGGTCAATACGATGCAGGTGGTGGCGGTGGTACTGGCATTTACGGCCAAGGTTCAAACGGTTGCGGCGGACTTGGTTACAGTCATGCAGCTCCAGGCTGCGGAGGTTCAGGTGGATGCAATGGAGGTACTGGCGCTGGTGGACTAGGAACTAGCGGTAACGGAGGATTTCCTGGTGGAGGTGGCGGCGGATCAGGTTTTTGTGGATGCAGTTGTGGACACATTGCTGGTGGCGCAGGCGCTGGTGGTGCAGTTCGTATTGTTTGGCCAGGGAATTATCGTTTATTTCCATCAACTGGTGTGTCAGGTTCACCATACACTTTATCATTAAATCAATCATTTGAATATGAAATGAAATCTGTATATGGTTCAAGTGGAACTGCTCAAATTTCTATGAATGATGCTTGTGTTAGAAGTACAGCTGGTATTTCTTCTGGTGCCATTTCTTTTAGTAATTTATATGGAGCAACTTGGCATTATGGTAATCCAGGTTATCTTACTGTTTGGGGAAGAAATAATTGTGGCCAACTTGGATTGGGCAATACCACCAATTATTCTTCCCCTAAACAAGTCGGTTCATTATCAAATTGGGTATCAGTATCAGTGTCGCAAGGTGATAATCCTTTTACTACAGCAACAAAAAAAGATGGCACACTGTGGTCTTGGGGCTATAACGCTCAAGGCCAATTAGGTTTAGGAAATACAACATCTTATTCCTCTCCGAAACAAGTTGGTTCATTGACTAATTGGTTACAAGTTTCTTCAGGATTTAATCATACAATAGCCATAAAAACAGATGGCACATTATGGGGCTGGGGTTATAATCACCATGGCGAATTAGGATTAAACAACCTAACATATTTTTCTTCACCAAAACAAATTGGAGCTTTAACTAATTGGTTAAATGTTGCAGCAGGATTTTATAACACATTTGCAATTAAAACTGATGGTACATTGTGGGCTTGGGGTTCAGGAAATTATAGTAGTACAGGTGCTTATTTACCTTTTGGTAATACAAATAGTTATTCATCACCCACACAAGTTGGTGCATTGACTAATTGGTCAAAAATATACACTAATGGTTCATCTAGTGGAGGTACTATATCAATTAAAACAGATGGAACAGCATGGGCTGTATCTGGACAAAACGCTTTGGGTCAATTGGGGATAGGTAATAGAAATGGTGTTACTTTTCCTGTACAAATTGGAGCTCTAACGAGTTGGTCTAGTGCTAGTGCAGGACACAATATAGGCGGATTAATTTCAACCAGTGGAGCATTATGGATGTTTGGTTACAATCCAGAAGGAGGTTTAGGTTTAGGAAATACAACATCTTATTCCTCTCCGAAACAAGTTGGTGCATTGACTACTTGGAATCAATTATCATTAGGAGCTAGAAGTTCTTTTGCTTTACAATCTAATGGAACTATTTGGTCTTGGGGTTATAATTTTGACGGTGAATTAGGATTAGGAAACCATACTTATTATTCAAGTCCTAAACAAGTTGGTGCTTTGACTACTTGGATCAATATATCTGCTGGTAAATATGGTGCCACAGCATTACACAAATAATTTATTAGAATAAAAAATGAATCTTTACATACAAGTTGACGAAAACGGAAACACAGCAAATCATCCTGCGTTTGAAGATAATCTTCTTCAAGCTTTTGGTTCTATTCCATCAAATTGGGAACCTTTTATTAGGGTTCAACAACCAACACCCAACACATATCAAATATTAGAAAATACAACATCAACATATCAAAAGATAAATGGAACATGGACTGATGTGTGGCAATTACGTGACATGACTGATATAGAGAAAGCAACAAAACAACAAGCAGTAAAAGATGCTTGGTCCTCTAATCCGAATGCTAATAACTTCACTGCATGGACTTTTGACGAATCAACTTGTGCTTACATTCCTCCACAACCAAAACCCACAGACACGCCACCAACAGGACAAACTTATCGTTGGCAAGGAAATACAAATAGTTGGCAATTAGCTCCAGTCATGCCTACAGATGGTAAAATGTATACATGGAATTTTACTACTTGGGTTTGGGATGAAGTTACATCTTAAACAACAATTCTCCTGTTGAATAAATAGGTTATCATAGGAGATTTTCGCATGGCTGCACCCATTTTAACTAGACAAGACTTTACAAACTACTGTTTACGTAGGTTAGGTGCGCCAGTTATAGACATCAACGTGGATGAAGACCAAGTATCCGACCGTATTGATGATGCAATACAATACTGGCAAGATTACCATTTCGATGGTGCTCAAAAATTCTACTGGATTCATTATATTACAGAATCGGATATATCTAATCAATATTTGGATGCCTCACAGGCTACAGACCAAGATGGCAACAACGTTAATATCCTTGGTATCACACGTATTTTTCCTTTGACAGATTCTCAGGCAACTATCAATATGTTTGACTTGAGATACCAATTGCGTTTGAATGAGTTGTATGACTTCACATCTGCATCCTACATCAATTACACATTAACTCAACAACACTTACGTTCTTTGGAACTCCAGTTCACTGGTGAAGTTCCTATTCGTTGGGTGCGTAATATGCAAAGACTATACATTGATTGGGCTTGGGGGGATGGATTTGAGATTAGTGCAGGTCAAGTTGTAGTTGCAGAGTGTTATGGTGCAATTGATCCAGACACATATCCAAATGTTTGGAATGACCGTTGGTTAAAGCAATACGCCACAGCTTTGATAAAGAAAAATTGGGGAGAAAATATGGCCAAATTTGGTGGTTTACAACTACCAGGTGGCGTAACATTAAATGGCAAAGAAACATATGATGCGGCAGTAGAAGAAATAAGAATGCTAGAACAAGAAATGATTACAAATTATTCTGGCCCACTAGAGTGGTTCTTGAACTAAATGGCAACAAGTAATTACTTTAATCTTTATGGTTCTAGGCCAGACCAAAGAATTATTGAAGACTTGATTGTAGAATCCATAAAGATTATGGGATTTTCCGCATATTATCTTCCAAATAACAATGATGCGGCTCGTGACCTTCTTTATGGTGAAGATCCTGTGAAGTTTTTCAAGACAGCATTTCCATTAGAAATGTATCTATCTAATGCCACAGAATACAATGGTGATAGAGAAATGTTCACTAAGTTTGGTTTAGAGATTCGTAACCAAGTTTCAGTCATTGTTTCTAAAAGAACATTTAGTCAAAGAGTACCACAGAATACTTTTCAAAGACCACGTGAAGGTGATTTGATTTATATTCCTATTCTTAATGGAACTGGTGAATTGTATGAAATCAAATTCACAAACCAAACTAAAGATTTTTTCCAATTAGGCAGAAAACTACCATATTTTTATGAATTGGAACTAGAGAAATTCAAATACTCACAAGAAGTTATTTCTACTGGTATTGCAGACATTGATGGAATTGTTACTGATTCTGGTTATACGTTGCATTTGATTACAGGTACCGGTTCAGGAACCTACAATTTACAAGAGATTGCATTTCAATCACCAGACAATACATATGCAAATGCTTATGCCTATGGTACTGTGCAGTCATGGATTCCATCTACAAACACACTATCAATGTCTAACATTTATGGAACATTCACTGACGGTAACGCAGTAATTGGTAATTCAAGTGGTGCAAGTTATGTTGTTGGTACATATGATCCACTAGAAACGCCTGCAATCAAAGAACCATATGATAATAGTTTGACTGAGGCTGCGGCTTCTGCTATCATAGTTACAACTGAAACTAATCCTATAGGTGGTCTATAATGTCCAATACCACTTATAACAGAATGATTCGTAAGTTGACGGTTGCGTTTGGCAATCTGTTTGATAACATTACGTTGGTTCGTTACAATCCAGATGAGTCGGAACAGGAAAGATTTATTGTTCCATTGGATTATGCAACAAAAGAATTGTATGTGATGCGTTTGCAAGGTGATCCAAATCTTGATAAGAAGATTCAAATGGCTTTGCCACGTATGTCATATGAGATGAATGGCATTTCATACGATGCATCACGTAAGCAAATAACAAATATGCAGAACTTTGCATATACGGGTTCTCAATACATTTCACAATACAATCCAGTTCCATATAACTTTGATTTTAGCCTTTATCTATATGTACGTAACATTGAAGATGGTAATCAAATCATAGAACATATTTTACCATATTTTGCACCAGATTA